CACAAATAGACCACACTTAAAAGCCATTACAGTAAATGTACCATGATTAGCATCATCGAAATCAGTCCCATAAAGATTGACGTAATCACCTTTAGCTACTTTACCTGTTTTAGGGTCTGGACCACCTGACCACGTTGCTCTAATTACTCCACCAGATTCTTGCGTAAGAGTCCATTGAGTAGCAGCAACACCACCAGTAGGTCTAATTTGTGCGAATTTTAATTTATTTTGTGCTTTACCGCCTAGTACTGAAACTGAAGAGCTTGGACCGTTAGTTTCAGATATTAGAGTTACATAACCACCAATACCGTCATCTTTAGCAATTGCAGCACCAGTTCTACCTAGTCTACGAATTTCTTTAGTAATAGCGTCAGCCACTTCTTGAGCAGTAGCAGCGTTTATATTTGTAAATTGACCTGAGCTGAATGTTACTTCAACAGGTTCTTGGTCATCAAAAGAGATAATTAATGTGTCGCCATCATCTAAGTCATAGGTTTCAAACTCATCGGAACGTACTGAGGCTCTCACAAATTCTTCACCATACATAATTCTAAGAATTTCGTGTACTAAATCTCTAACTTGCTTTCTAGTAGAAACTTCAATACCTAGCTCTCTGAAGACTTCATCAGATAAACCAACATTATCAGGTCTGGTAATATTTCTACCAGCTAATAATTGGTCAAGGTATTGACCGTCAGCCGTGACAATATAAAGCTGGTCATTCACAGCTTCAACATTCTCAATTAAATATTGAGGTCCACCAGCTAAGGCATCTAATACCTTATCTACGTTTGGTCCTCTTACGGCTGGGTTAAGATACTGCCTTAACCGTTGTTTTTCTTTTTCTCTAGTACTCATTAATCTACCTTACTAATCGTAATGTCGTTTACGATATCCAAGATGAATGGTTTCTCAGAAGGGTTAACTACAATAACATCGTTTGTTATAGTAAAAGTTGGAGAAGTAATTGATACGGCTTTAACACCTGGAATTGAGTTTACAACAGATACAATGTCTGAGATTGCAATTGATTGTCCAATAGGACTTGAGTTAATCAATGCAGCGATATTGTTTCTTGCTTGCTCAACAATCTTACTAAATGGAATACCAGTATTAACCCTAACACCAACACCAACTTCGATTTTTCTAACCAATGGCGGTTCAATGAAGATTTCTGCACCTGCGGCTCCAACACCTGGATATGTGATACTATCTCTAGGGTCACCATATACAATCTTGTTAGATTCAGCAATTAGTCCAGTATGGTATCTGTATGAATCAAGCCCTCTTTTAACAGTAGTGCTAAATCCAAATTTACCCATTGCAGATAAAATTACTTCACCTGCATCTCTATTTACTTTAAGATATTGGTCGTCAGTAGTAAATACAAGACAAGTTCTAGTAGAGTTTGTTGGGTCTACGGCTTTATTGTAGATTTGCTTATATGCGTAATATTTTAAACCTTCTTCAACATATAGTTGAGTAAATTTCTCTTCTAGTTGTTCGTTGGTAACGTCAGCTAAAACACCGTTTACAACAACAGAGTTTTTATTAAGAACTTCATCAATTTGGAATGTTCCAATGTTATCTCCGTCGAAAACATCTCCAGAAACAATAAAAGAATCACCAGCAACAGTTACGTCATATTCAGAGAACTTAATAGAAGGAGTATGTACTTCAAACACATCTCCAATAGTTACACCAGTTTCAGCAGTAGCTTTTGCATTAGAACATTCGATGAAGTTGTCACCAGTATTAATGATTCCAAATTCACCTTGGTTGTCGGCAGCAAAATCAGTCCCGATAGTTACAACGTCACCATATTTAGCGTTTGATAGAGTTGGAGCAGTACCGTTAGTATTCCACTCGATTCTCATAGTTCCACCAGAAGTTACAACATCATATTCAGTTGTCCCATCTCCACCTAAAGAACGTAAATTATCAGCTACAGTTACAACTTCTTCAACAGCGTTATCGTTTTCAATATAGATAGATTTTTCGTATCTTCTAACTACTCTAAATGTCCCACGATTAAGTGTTGCAAAAGGAGCGTCAAGAGTTACAGTATCACCTTCTCTAATTTCAGCAGAAATTGAAGCACTAGCTGGAGCCAATGCAACGCCAACAGCGTCAATACCGTCTTCGTTATCTACAACAATAGTTAAACCATCGTCAGATACTCCAACTACAGGGAAAGTACCGTTATTTTCGTCAGCTAAACCAGCAATAGTAAACCTATCACCTCTTTGAGATTCCATGAAACTAATACTTCCAGAATCAATTGTGTATTCAGTATATCCTGTGTCGTGATTTTTGTTTACAGCGACAGTAGATTCTCCATCATTAATTTCTACAGTTTTATTGAAGATTGGGTCTGGGCCAGGTTCGTCCCACGCTAAGCAGATTTATCTACCATGCTTTTCAACATGGACAGTTCTAGCTCTATCTCTAAAGAAGTTTCTAGGTTCGCCAAAATATAAATTGTGAGCGTCACGGTTAGTTAGACTAATTGTAGATTTTCCAGCAGTAGGGTCGTTTGAAACTATTGATACAGTTGTAGCAAAGCTCATCCCTATACCTTTCTTCTGAGCCTGAGCAGCTTCTAATCTAATCCACTGGTCTGCATGGAATCCAGCAGCGGCAGATTTAAGAATAGTAGCTTTCATAAATTCAGAGTCATCAATTCTTGATGCGGCTTGTAGTATTTGTGCGTCAGCAGAATTACCCTTACCACCAGTTACTTGAACAACACCGTTAGAACCAAGTATCTCTGTTCTGAATTGAATTTTCTTATCTCTCATTGAAGTTGTAATATCTCCAAGAGTAGTAAATCCACTTACAGCTAAAACATTCATAAACTCAACAGTTTGTTTTGATGTAGTTGGAATAAGTCTTACTTCTTCACCTGCGTTAAACGCATAAGAATTTAATGTTGCCGTATTAAAAGAAGGTAGGTCTAATGCTTTTTTAAATCTAAATTGGTAGTTTGGAGCAGTAGAATCTAAGTCAGATATTTCTACCCAATTTACACCGTCTTTTAAGTCAACACCTGTATAAGCAAAGTCAGAGTCTTCGTGAGTAGATTTTGCAATCACACCAGAACCAGTTATTCCAGCATCGTTTAAGATTTCTGAAGTAATGTGGTCTGAAATATTATCAGCAACATATGTGTTGATTTCATCAGCAGTTGTATCGTTTTTCTCAAAAGGAACAATTGTTGTATCTGTTAATGTTGCTCTATCAATTTCAGCTACGGCTGTACCAGCTTCTCGAATAGTTGTAAAAGATGTGGCTGTTGCAGAAGATACTCTAAAAGTACCAGTATTAGCAAGGTCAAACTCTCCATTACCATTGATAGTTACATAACCACCAGAAGAAAGAGCAATATCAATAGTTGGGTTAGTCCCAGTAGTGTTCCAAGTATAAGTTACTTCATCGTAAGCACCAAAGTTAGTAACCGTAACATCCCATTCAGTAGTACCGTCAATTGCGTTAGAAATTGCATTACCAGATTTAAGACCGATTCTTATAAGAGTTTGAGTATTTACAAAAGTACTATGGTTAATTTCTTGGTCAGGAGCCGTTGGGTAAACATACCCTACGTTGATTCTCTCACCACTTCTTCCCCACTCAACACTTCTAAATAGTAACGCATCTTGAGATACTGTAGGGTTTTGTGGGTTAATTGCATTTTTCGCTTGCATTAGAGCACGATAGTTTTTAAAGTTAAACTCAGCTCCGAAGAATTGCTCAAATTCAGTAGTAGGACCAGAATCAATATCATAAGCCCTCCAATTATTTGTGTCAATTCCTATTGTATTATTCGCAACCGCCTTTCTAAAAAGAGGGATTGGAAATGTTTTATTTGAAGGGTCACCATCTAAGATAGCAACAACAGTATCATCAGCACTAAACTGATAAGTGTCAGCTACATAGAACCTATCGTTCTGACGTAATCTTCTAAGAAGTTCGCTATCTTCGATATCTACAGTTAATCCAGCTAATGCATCAATCTGAGCACATTCGTTTACAGCGATATTATCTCTAACATCATTATATGCTTCTAACATACAAACGATAGCGTTAGGGTCGATTCCAAGTAAGGCTAAATCAGCAGCACTATCAAAATCAGAAATTAGTGAATCTGGTGGGTCGGCTGGTGAATCATCAGTAATCTTACCATGTACGAATAGAGGGAAGTCTCCATCTCCATTACCACTTTCGTAGAATGCAAATAGTGAAATCTCAGACTGTCCACGAGAACCTTCAACAAAATTAAGTCCTTTGGCAGAATCATTAAATGTTACAACAAACACTTCACCTAATTCGTCTTCAGACTTAGTAGTTATAGTTAATATTTCATCTCCAGTAACACTTAAAGAAGCTCCAATAATAGACTCATTCAATAAGGCAGAGATAGTGTTAATATTGTAAGACCCAGCAGCTAGTTTAACTTTTTGAATAGCTTGGTCAGTTCTAGTAATGCTAATACCTTCTTTCCAAACAATTGGACCTTCAGGAGCAGCGGCAGCGTATTCAGTAGGAGTAAGTCTTAACTCAATCCACTCATCAGAACGTGCATTTATTTTTGCTTCAAGTCTATTCCCAACGGCTAATTCAGAAGACCAAATAATTGCCCAATCACCAACTTGTACGTTAGCAAAAGCAGTTAGGTTATTTGAAGTATATCTTACAATATTTGCAGAAGGTTTAGTAACTATCATTGTAGTATCGGCAGTTACTCCAGTATTAATTGCTTCAGCATCTTGGTTATCAATTAAGAACCAGAAGTAAGCGTCATCAGATAGTGTTACATTTCCACCTAAAATTGGGTCAGTCTCTATTTTACCTTTGGTAAATTCAGTACCAGAAGTTAGACTGTCGCCTTCTTCAAGAGGGGCGTTAAGTTTGAATTGTGCAGTATTTCTTGAAAGAACAAAGTCAGCAGCCTTACCTTGAGCAGATAATCCACCAGATACAGTAAACATACCTTTTGAAACTAATCCAGAAGTAACATTGATAGTCACCATTGCTCTAGTAGTTGTTCCAAGGTTAGATGTCAGTACAATTCTATTTCCATTAATAGAGGCTGTAATTCCAGTTACTTTTGCATTAATTACATTTACCCATGATTGTAATGTATTGTTTTTGTTTACAGTTGGGTGCGTCCCTTCAGCTAAGAAGTCAGCATCGGTAAAAGTGAAGGTAATTTCTTGAGTAGCATCAACAGCTACAGTTAACGTATCGCCCGAAGAAATTGTATTAGACCAATTGATTTGCTCCTCAGAAGTTACCTGAGCTACACGTCCATTCTTATTGATTGGTTTCTTGTTCTTATAAAGTCTTAGAGTTTGAACCTCACCTGAAGGTAAACCTAAAGCGTCACCAGCATCATCTCCTGAAGAAGGAGTTGTTTTCTGGATAAATTCATCATCTTCTTCTCTTGCAAATACAGTAATTCTAGTACCGTTATCAATAGTTCTAGCAGAGAATGTAATGTTTGGGTTTGCGTTTATAGATGCAACAACCTCGAATGCCGTAGCATTACTTGGAGACCTAAAATCAGATTCTTGAAAAACATGTTCAGATAAATCACCACCGATTAAAAGAGCAAGTCTATCGTTACCTTCGATATCGAAGGGAGATGTTTCGTTTGAAGAAAGGAAAGCTTTTGCAACGGAAGTTTGACTACCACCTGTAGCTAAATTAAAATGAGATTCTCCACCTAAAGCAGAGTCCACAATAAATTCAAGACCAATACCTTCTGTCTTTTCTTCATATCCTTCACCATTATCAATAAATAGTGTAGTTCTATCTCCGTCAGAGAATATTTCGTTTGAAGTAACTGTAGCGTTTTCATCAGAAGCTTGAGCACCTAATACAGAAGACTTTACAGCAATTGCCGTTCCTAGTCCACGAGATATACGAGCTTTCTTTATGTTATTTCTAATTTCTTCATCAGTATCAGCATTTTTACCAGTAGTAAATCCTACATCGTTAGATACGGTAGCACCTGTAAAAGGTGGAGATGAAAATTCTTTAATTGCATTTTTTGGTACGTTTCCATCAGTTCCAGGTTCTTGAGCAGCAACAGCAACGCGCGTAATTACGTTTTCACCATCAAGAATCATAGCTTGTTGAGTAAGTGTATAACTTGTATCATCTACAGCCCCAGAA